CAAGTAGAAGATGGAGAATTTGTACATGCAGGTGCCGGAGCAGCATTAAAATATCCTAGATTTAGGCTCTCATATGAAAAACGAGTTAGCTTAGGCGTCGGCAATGAAATTGGAGTCGGAGGGGATAAATTTGAATATTCAGCTTCTTTTGGAACTGTCAATGGACAGCAAGATTATGATTTGCAAGCTATTATTTATTCCGCATCAGTTGATTCAGATAATGATTATTTTCCCTTTTACAATAAAGCAGACAAGAGAAAGATTACAATTAGACAAGTTTATTATAAAACACCTCACGCAATGTGGAGGTTTTATGGGTATTATGGAGGCCTAAACACAATTGGAAATCTTCAGACTTATGGTCAATGGGCAGATGATTCTCAGTTTCAAATTGTTCCAGTGTGGCAAAATAAGTTACAGTCTAAAGCATTTGAAAGCGCAATTTATACAAGAAATTCGCATTATTCCTACGAATTAAAAAATAATCAACTTAGACTTTTCCCACCTTCAGCCGTTGTAGGACCCACTAAAATATGGGTTAAGTTCACAATAGATGAAGATGCGTGGGGCGATGCAGATCATGATAGAACCATCGGCACTGACGGTGTTAATAACATGAACACAATTCCATTTGCAAATATACCATATTCTAGTATCAATTCTATTGGTAAACAATGGATCCGCAGATTTGCGTTATCTCTAACAAAAGAAATGTTAGGTCAAGTTAGAGGCAAGTTTCAAACCATACCAATACCAGGAGAATCTGTAACGTTAAATGCTAGCGATTTGTTATCGCAATCGAAAGAAGAACAAGAAAAGTTAAGGGAGGAGCTGAAGACTACGCTTGATGAGTTGACTTATAGCAAGTTGGCAGAGGCAGATGCTGCTATTCTGGAATCAACAAGAAACGTTCAACAGAAAATTCCAATGACGATATTTGTAGGATAAATTTAGAAAATGGCTAGTGAAAAAAATAAATGGTCTCAACCTACTCAGCCTCCTTCACCATTGTTTGTTGGAAAGAAAGAGCGCGACTTGGTAAAGCAGGTTAATGATGAATTAATCGAAAGAGTAATAGGTCAACAAGTTCTGTACTATCCTATAAGCGTAGAACACACTAATTTTCACTCATTGTACGGAGAAGCAATTGAGAAAACATTTTTGCCTCCAGTAAGAGTTTATGCTCTAGTAGAATGGGAGAGTTTTGAAACTTCCTGGATGCCAGGAGTTGGAGTTGATAAACAAAGTTCAATAATCGTTCATTTCCACAAAAGAAGATTAACAGAAGATCAAAATTTATTTGTCAGAGAGGGAGACTTTGTTTTATATGGCGATATTTACTACGAAATTGTTAACTTGAGTGAACCAAAACAAATATTCGGACAAATTAATAATAGAATGGAAATAACCGCTAAATGTATCCGCTCTCGCGAGGGACTTTTCGATGCCAACTAGACATAAATATACAGGTATTGATGATCCTAGTGTAGTCGAGGAAAGAATAATTACACTATCAACCTTAGAAACTATTGATACAGCTCTATATGAATATATTGATCAGAAATTAAATATACATTCTACTACAAATAAAGGTTGGAAGAAAGCAGAAGTAGTTTGGATTTCAGCAGAAAGAGCACACCAATTAAAAAACAGAAAGCAGCTAAGAGATATGTCAGGCTCTATTATATTGCCAGTGATCACTGTGGAAAGAGCTTCTGTAGTTAAGGACCCATCTAGAAAGGGTATTTTTTATGGACATGTCCCTCCAATTTCTGATGAAAAAGGCGGCTCAATAACAATCGCCAAAAGAATAAACCAAGACAAGACAAAAAACTTTGCCAATGCTGACGCTTTTAGATCAAAAGGGCAAAATACTTTTCCTACGAAAAATAAGAAAGTTGTTTACCAATCAATATCAATACCAATGCCTGTTTATGTTGACATAACTTATGCTGTCACATTGAGAACAGAATATCAACAACAAATGAATGAGATGGTTACTCCTTTTATTACAAAAACTGGGGGTGTAAATTATTTTCTTTTGAAGAAAGATGACCATAGATATGAAAGTTTTATACAGCAAGATTTTTCTCAGGAAAACAATGTATCTGCACTCGAGTCAGACGAGAGAACATATATAACAAAAGTTGAAATTAAAGTATTGGGTTATCTTATTGGAGAAGGCAAGAATCAAGAGCAGCCAAAAGTGGTTATAAGAGAAAACGCAGTAGAGGTTAAAATGCCCAGAGAACGCGTTATTCTGGGGGATATTCCAGAGCATGTTGATAAGAGGGGATTTTATCGAGATTAAGATGGATTTTCAGCCTTCCACAAACTATTTATTAAAGAATTCACTTTACATTTGTGTCCTAGAGGAGAGCATAAAACATGACAGCTAAGAAATTTAAGTTCGTTTCACCAGGCGTCTTTATTGACGAGATTGATAACACACGACGTACAAATATCGGAGGCGATATTGGCCCAGTCGTTATTGGGCGATTACAACGCGGGCCAGCAATGCGTCCGGTTCAGGTAAGTTCATTTTCAGAATTTGTCGAAATTTTTGGAGAGCCTCTTCCCGGCGGAGAAGGCGGAGATATTTGGAGGGATGGCAACAAAGCAGCACCCACATATGCTGCATATGCTGCTCAGGCATGGTTGAGAAACAACTCTCCGTTAAACGTTGTGAGACTACTTGGTGTACAAGATTCTTCACCGACAACCACTGGTTACGCTGGTTGGACTATGGGCGCGGTCTCTACAGATAAAACAGTTGGCACCAACAATGGTGCATATGGCTTGTTTCTTTTCGACTCCTGGTCAAATCCTTTAAGCGGCGCTGCGGCGAATGCAGCGATTGGTCATTCAACTGGCTCCTTGGTCGCGGTTTGGTATTTGAATGACCAAACAAGTATTCAACTTTCGGGTACTTCACCTTTCAGTGGCTCATTAACAACTACAGGAAGTGGAGTGATAATTCAAACGGGCTCGAACGGTAATGATGAGTTTACTGCCCTTATTAGAAGCGGCTCTGCTCAGCACGCGGCTATTGGAGAAAAAATTACATTTAACTTTAATAGAAACAGCGAAAGATATATTAGAAAAGTGTTCAATACAAATCCATCACTTACCAATGATAGTATTGCAACAAACACAAAAGGATATTTCCTTGGAGAGACATTCGATCAACACAGAGAAGAATTATTTGCTTCTGGCTTGACTAGTGAAGGTGTCATTTTAGGATTAGCTGCCAGAGATGATAACCAAGAATGGGCAAACCACCAGCAAGCAAATGCTAATGGTGAGACGGGTTGGTTCTTTGCGCAAGATTTGGGTGATGCTGCTTCGTATCAACCTGAAAATATGCAAAAACTTTTTAGGCTGAAGGGTCTCGAAGGTGGAGAATGGCTCCAGAATAATCTCAAAGTTTCAATTCAGGATATTAAGCCTGCTACAAGCAAGGCCAGTCCTTATGGTTCGTTCACGGTTGCTATTCGAAAATTAGAAGATACTGATAACGCGCCTAAATTTGTTGAGATATTTTCAAACTGTGATTTGAATCCCAATTCTTCTAACTACGTTGCTAGAAAAATTGGTAATCAATATAGAGAATGGGACACTGACGAAAGAAGATGGAAAAGATACGGCGCCTATCCTAACATGTCTAAATTTATTTATGTAGATATGAATGTAGATGTAGATCGTGGTGCAACAGATCCTACATTTATTCCAGTTGGAGTTTATGGCCATAAGAGAGCGCTGTCGTCCGGTATTCTTAGTGGTACTGCAGCAGCATCGACGGCGGGACAGATCCCTGTAACATCTATGGGCGGAGCTGCAAATAATAATTTTGCTACTATATTTGCTAAAGGCGCCGGAGACGGCATTCTTATGTCAGCTTCCATCGCCCCGGGCGCAGAAGCTGGCGTCCGCACAAATGCCGCAACCGATTCAATTTGGATCTATAACTTAACCGGCGCAGTCAGTTTCGCCGGCGACGAAACGCTGAAGTGGAGTCCCAATCCTGGGGTACATTGGACAGGATCAATTGGGTTTCCCAAAGTTTCTCTGAGGCATTACGGAACTCAGGGCGGCTTGTCTTCACCAAGACAAGCATATTGGGGGTCCGACACAAACCAGAGCGGAACAACTGTATTTGATGCAAGCGTAAAGGATGTTCTTCGAGCGCTTCCTAACGCGCTAGCCACCAGTAATACAGCGTATCTCGAAGATGCGTGGGTATTTACCCTTGAAGACTTAAGTGGTAGCGATACCGGCCACGGAGCGCATTATATTTCAGGCAGCCGCACCGGTGGTACATCTCTTACCGCCGTTAACGATTTGAGCACTGTCCTTGAGACGAAAAGATTTAACAGGTTTAGTACCTTGTTTGCCCATGGTTTCGATGGTTTAGATATTACAGAAAAAGAACCATTTAGAAATACTAGATTAGATGACGATGGCCCTACGGAGTCTGCTAATTACGCATACTACACGGTCCACCGCGCAGTTGACACTCTCAGAGATTCTGAAATGGTTGAATACAATTTGGCTACCATGCCTGGTATTACAAACACTTCTCTTACATCACATCTAATGCTTACGTGCGAAAACAGAGGCGATGCATTAGCAATTATCGACATAGAAAATGATCACATTGCTGATTCAGAAGGTACTGCTGCAGAAAATACTAGACGCGGCGACGTTGATCAGGCTGTGACATCGATGAAAAATAGAAACTTGAACACCAGCTATGGTTGTGCTTACTATCCATGGGTACAGGTTAGAGATTCTCTTTCAAGTGACATTTTGTGGATGCCG